CTCCGGGAACATAAGCGGGCCGCCGCCCGGGTCGTCGTCGCCGTACGCGCCGGGCCGCGGGTCGTACCAGTTGCCCGCGTCGTCTTGTGCTAGCCCTCGCTCGTTTCGGAGTCGTCCGCGCTTGTCTCGCCAGGTTCCTTCGGGGTCTCCGGGGCGGTGTTCTCCGCGCTCCGGGTTGCTACCGCCTCCAATGCTTTTCCCAGGTCGTAGGTCTTAACGAACGAAACAGCGATATCGTCGCCCCACTGGTACTTTGCCCAAATGCCGGAAACTAGCCGGTCGATAAGCGTGTAGCTCGCCCCGTCCGCGATAAGCTGCGGAATGAAGTGGTCCTTAGGTAGGTGCGTGAACTCCCACTTGTCGATATCGAAACGCCCGCCGAAAAGCTTAGCGGCCGCTAGATAGGTGGAAGCGCGTCGCTCCGCCGGGGTAACCGTGTCCGCTTTAACGCGGGTCTCGTACTCCGCCTGCCACGCCTTTAGCGCGGCAACGTTCTTAAACGGGAACGTTACGTTGTAGTCCTTGCCCGCAAAGCTGAACTGAACGTCTACGTCGTCCAGAAACTCGTTTAGGTCTCCAAAGTCTGCCATTAGCCTGTCGTCTCCTATGTGTCTCCCTGTAGTGCGGTCCAGCCTAGCGTATAGGGGGACCGGGTTAGGCGGGCGGGGAGACGGCCACCTACCTTCCCCGGGCCCGGGCATAAGTATGCCCCCGCCTACCTTGCGGTCAAGCGGGGGCTACTTAGCGGTTAGCCGTTAGGCTCCAGCGCCGGGCTCAACGCCTGCGCCAACGCCGGGTAGCGCGCCGGTGTCCTCGGTGTCCTCGTCGGTGTCGCCCTTAGCGGCCGCCGCGTTAAGAACGCCCAGGTACTCCGCCATATCGATAACGACGGACTCCTTGGTGGCTGCGCCCTCCTGAACGGAGTGGATACGCACCGGGGCGCAGTTGGACGTAAGCGTGGACGTGAACTGGCGTAGGTCCTCGCGGCCGCCGGAGGTGGTGAAACCGTTAGTGGCGGTAACCTCCCAGCCCTCGTCCACATCGGTACGCCAAACGCGCACGTCAATGGTGCCGTTGGAGCCGATTTCCTCGCCCGTAACCTTTAGGAGCTGCTGCGACTTCTCGAGAACCGCTAGCCCCTCCACGACAACGAACTTGCCCTCCGCCGTAATGGTAAGCGAACGGGAGATTTTGGTCGTGCCGGTCCAGCCGTCCATATCAATGGTGGTGGAATCGGTGTCGTTGGTCTCGATATTAACCTGTAGGTCTCGAACGCCCTTTAGGTACATCCACGCGTCGTCCGCGGACCCGACCGGCTTAACCTGGATAGCCCAGTCGCGGCCGAGCTGGTCGCGTAGCTCGCAACCGTTAGGCATCTTCTGAATTGCCATATAACTCTCCTAGTTGTTGGTGCCGCGGTAGGGGCGGCACTCGTATGTATCGACCACAACGTAGCGGCCGTTCTGGTCTGGCACGGGCGGGTCGCTTAAAACCCTTTTGCAGTATCGCATTTGAACGGTTGCGGTCAAAGGAAAAGGCTGTTCCCGCTCTAGTGCTCTAAAGACGCGGCGCTGTAGTTCCCATAGAACGGGCTGGTTCTCCGCCCGGTGTGCTACTAGAAAACGCGTCGCCGGTACCGTCTCGGAGTCGCGGTCGTATTCCCACGGGCCCGCTAGGTTAATCGCCTTGTTCGGCTCGTCCTTCCAGCGGGTGATAAAAACGCCCTCGAAACCGTCTTGCTCTTCCAGCGGGTCCGGGAAACCGTGCTCCCGGTTAAGGTATTGCGCTACGTGGAGCATTAGGTCCGCGTATAGCCGCGGCTCTTCCGTGTCCCTCATAGAATCCCCTTTAGGTGGTTAGCGATAATTAGTTTCGCGGGGGTCTCCATGTCTTCCATAGCGCTCTTTAGGTATTCCTTTTGGCCGCCCCGCGGGTGGTTAAAGTCGCCCTCGTGCTGTACCGCCGCGTACACGATATTGAACCGGATAATCTGCGTCATGCCGTTATCCGCCGCGGTGGTGGAAGCGCTGTTACGTAGGTCGCCGTCCCGGATAGGTGCCCGCTCAACGGCCGTCGCCTCGATAGCCCGCGCCGCCTCCGCTACGCCCCGGGCGGCCGCCTGATTAATCTTGTGCGTTATCTGCCTCGCGCTTAGTATGCCGCCGCTCATTTAACCGTTACCTCGATATAGTCCGGTGTTAGCCCGGTGCCGGTGGTTACGCGCTGCGCCGTGATAACCGTGCGGTCCGGCTTTAGCCCGAACTCTTCCGGTAGCGTAACGGTCCAACCGGGGGCGGGTAGTACCGCGCCCGCGCTCCATTGCAGAACCGCGCTCGCTGTAACCTCTTGCCCCTGCGCGTCCGTAACTACCTGTGCCGCCGCGTCTACGGCCGCCTTAACCTTGTGTACGGCCGCCGGGCTCGACTGTCCTAGCGCGTTGCTCTTTCCGGGCCTGGTAACTGTAACCGCGTGCTGGAACCAATACTTCGCGATAATCGCGCTGTAGTCCATCGTCGCGGTTCCTCCTAACGCCGTACCCACGGTTGCCCTCCTAGTAGTCCTACCTCGTCTAGGATAGCCTCCGCTTCCGGGGCCAAACCGCCGTTAAGGAAGTACGTTGTAGCCTCCTCCGCCCGGCCGTGGTCAAACGTTAGGCTCGCGCCCTTGTTGCTCGTACTGGTAACTAGTGGCTCCGCCCCGGTGCCGCCGGTCGTGATGTGGTCTAGTAGGTCCGCTTCCTCGTAAGCGCGTAGCTGCGCCTCTTCCGCTTCCTCGAACGCCGTTGCGTACGGCTCCCGCGGGTGCCCGTCTTTCGTCGTCTGATAAACAGCGTGCCGGGTCGCCTGTCGGATAACGCGCCGTGCGATAGCCCGCTGACCCCGCGTGTACTCTGCCATAGCTCTTGTGCCTCCTACGTAGTGAACCCCCTCCGGTAGCCGCCTTAGCGGCCCGTGAGGGGGTTGTAGCCCGTGCCAGCGGGGTTGTGCGGGGGTTTAGCTAGGCTGCGCCCCCCGCGTGCGCCTCGTCGCGGTTAGCGCTTACGCGCCTGCGCCGCCGGTGGTCGGGAGGGTAATCTCCGCAGAAGCCAGCGCCTCCGGGCGGATAACCGCGCCGCCGTAAACCTGGAGGCCGGTAACGACCTTAGCGATACGACGGGGTAGCTCGGAGCTCTCCCAAATACCCGTAATGTTGTAGCCGAACGGAACGGCCATCGGGTGACCGGCGATAACTAGCTCGCGGCCCGCAACCGTGGGGATAGTCGGCGCGGAGATAATGCGGAAGCCTAGTAGCTGCCCAATCTCGCCGTTAAGTAGGTTGCTGTTATTAACCGCCTTGTCGAGGCGGTCGTCGAACAGAAGCGCGCTCTCCATCTCCGGGCCAACCATAAGGTAGCGGCCCTGCTGCGGAATAGAAGCCGCGTTTAGCTTAGCCCGTAGGTTCACGAGAACGCGGAACGCGTCCTTCTTCTCCGGGTCCACGGTAACGGTGCCTAGCTTGTTGCTGGAAGAAACGCCGTCCTTCATAAGCTTGCCGACGTAGGTGTCCACCTGCTCGGTCATCTTCTCGGTGGCGCGCACAACGGCCGGGTCCTTAACGGGTAGCCCCGCCTGGGTCTCGGAAACGAGCGGGACACGGAAGTTGAAGTAGTCGCCCTGGTCAATCTTTAGGGTGTTCTGACCAAAGGTCAGGTCCTCGATTTCCATGTCCTTGGACTCGTCGTACTTCTTGATAGTCGGGTCGCCTAGCGTCGCTAGATTAACCGTATCGCCGCGGCCCTTAATCTCGCCCTCGAAGTCGCGGTTAGTCACGCCTTCCTGCGCGAACGCCCAAGTCTTCTTGAGCGGCTCCATGAGAGCGGCCTTGTAGACCGGGTAGATAATCGGGTCGTAGTTCGGGTGGCTCTGGGGGGTTGCCATTAGTTGCTCCTGTTACGGGGTGTAGGGGTTAAAGCTCGACGCGGTTTTCCGCGACCGCCTTGTTTACGGTCTCGTAGTCGCCCTGCTCGACGAGGCGCTGGATATCCTCGGCCGTTAGGGTCCCTTCCGCGTTGCTCTTGGTGGGGGTGGGGGCTTGTCCGCTGCTCCGCGGGAACCCGCCCGCTACGAACGACGGGAAGCGCTCCATAGTGTCCTTGACTACCTGCGCCGCCTGCGCCTCGTAGTCGTCTGCGCCCCACTTAGGTAGAACGCCGGAACCGCGTAGGAATGGAACCAGGACCTCCGGGTCTGCGCCCGCCTTGCGGGCTAGGTCCCGTAGCTTGTCGCCCTCTTCCAGCCGGTTAAGCTTGTCGCGGAGCTCGTTAGCCTCGCGCTTGTTCTCTTCCGCCTGTTCCTGCGCCGCCTTTAGTAGCTGCTCCGGGTCGTCGTCTGCCTTCTCGAGACCGAGAACCTGCGCTACCTTGCGTAGCTTCTCGTTTTTCTCCGCG